ATCACCTCCACCTCCACCAAACATTCCAGTTAAACCAGCGATAGCTAAAGCTGGAGCCGCTATAGTTAATAACGCTAAAGTACCCTTATATTCTGATACATCTGCTAAGCCGGTAGCTATTGAACTAAGTCCAGCACCTACTGCAGCTAAACCAGAAGCAGTTCCTGTTAAAAGTTGTAGACTAGCTGCCATAGCTCCAATACCTATTGCTGCAAATCCTGCAGCTGCTCCAAATCCAAATGTAGGAAGCATTGCGTATATAAATGCAGTACCCACAGACATAACTGCTGCACTTAATGCTAGTATTGCTGGTGCTTGAGCTGCCATGGCAAGTAAAGGTATTTGTACAGCGGTCATTCCTGCCCCTAATACTTTAGATGCTTCTCCTAGTGCTTGAACAGCTGGAGCTGCAAAGTATGCTGCTACTCCAAATAGATATAGTGGTGTTGCCGCTAGAGCAGTGGTTAAAGCTAAAACCCCTATCGCTTGACCTAAATACATTATCTGAGGACCATATGGAGCCATCAATATAAGTGGTGGTGCCATATCAACCATTGCTTGAGCTACTACCGGTAAACCATCTATATATGGATATAACATAGCCATAGATACTGCAAGTGGGGCTAATCCCATACCTATTGCATGAAAGCCATAACCCATCACTATGAACGTTTCGGCTATAGGAGCCATCATCAATAAAGCTGGCGCCATGGTTACTAATCCTGCTGCCATAATAGGTATTAGCGGTACAAACTCGGCCAATAGCATCATACCAAATGAAAATGGAATTAAAGCTGAGCCTAGAGCTGCTAGAGCAAATGATGCTATAAGTAATCCTTCTCCTACCTCTGATAACGCAACCAATGGAGGAGCCATTATTGCAAATCCTTCAGCTAATGTTGGTATTAGAGGAATATATTCTGCCATAATAGCTAAGGCTACTCCAAATGGCAACATTCCAATACCTATTGCTGCTATTCCTGCACCTGCGAGTGCTAATCCTTCTCCTACACCAGCTAAACGATGAAGTGGATCTAATGCAGGCGCCATATCTCCTAATGCTGTTCCTAACATTAGTAATTTCTTTAATGTTCCTTTACCCACCATGAATAAACCTATTGCTAAGAATGGTAGGGCTGCGGCAAGTGCTAATATACCAACTCCAGCTTGTAATAATCCTGGTCCAGCTGCAGATAGAGCTTGAGAAGCTACTCCAAGACCCATTAGGGTTTCATTTCCTCCTGTTGCACTAAATAATAATGTACCAACTGCAGCGGCCGCTAATCCAAGTCCTAATATAGGAAGAGCCGCACCTAGTAAATAAATTGCCGGGATGGCTGGATACATCATCATCATTCCTATAGCTAGTTGAGGTAGCATTGGTATCAATAACATAAAATTAGGTATTGCTTCACTTACTATTTTTAATGCGTAGGCTAATACTAGTACGGCTGCTGCAACTATTAACATTGCTGCAGCTCCTGCTATAATTGCAACAGCACCTACACCTGACATCATTATTGCACCTAGTAAGGCGACTGCGCCGACCAGAGCTAACATTGATACTACTGCCATACCCACGGCTTCCCAACTAACTTTCATAAATTCTTGTACTGCTTTTGCAAAAACATAAACCGCCGCGGCTACTAATACCATAGCAGCTGCTCCTTTTACAACATCACCCATTTTTATTTTACCCATGGATTTCATCATACCAGTTGCGCCTTGGCCAGCTTTAGGGTCTACTGCTGGGGCTTTTGGAGCTACAGATTTTGCTAAATCAGGACCGCCAGCTTTTCCTTTACCACCAAATCCTAGCTTATTAAATCCGCTTTTTACAAGTTTACCAGCAAAACCTACTATACCTTTAAGTTCTTTTTTCCAACTACCCATACTACCAACAATTGCGGCAGCTACTTCTGCATTTTCACCTAAAAGCATTCCTGCTCTTGCCAACAATCCTTCTTGTTGTTCTTGTATTTCACCAGTTTCTTTATAGTGTTCTAATCCTGCTTCTGATAAATCATTTAATTTATCTTGGTTACCCATTATATTAGTTATTTCACCAACAGACATACCCATTGCATCGGCTAATGCTTGTTGTTGTATAACATTCATACTTTGGAACTCTTCTAGTGAACCTACCTGTTTTGTTAATTCTTTTGTTACGGTTAAATGGTCACCTCTAAGTGCAGCTTCTCTGGCAGCATTAAGATTTAATTCTCTACCTATAAGTACGCTTGCCTCCATTTCTTTTTCAATAGAAGTTTCAACATCCAATAAACTTCTACCCGCTTCAACTATAGAATTAAACTCTACTCCTAATTTTTTGGCAGCAATTGCAGCTTTTGCTACGTTTTCAAAACCTTTTTTACCAAATCTTGCAAATTCTTCAGAATTATCTGCCATAATACCTAATAATTTACCCGGAGCCATTCCATTTGCTTTTGCTAAAGCTATTGCAGAACTTTGTAGGTTTGTGGCCAGTTGTTCACTACCTCCGCTCATCATCAATAAGTCTTTTCTAAATTGTGCAGCACTTTGCGCACCCATACCAAATCTTTCAGAAAGTAGTGTAGTTTGCTTAACGTTTTCCATCGTCAAATCTTTCATTGACATACCAATATCAAGCATTGCCTTTTGGGATTCAACTACATTTTCTTGTTCTATACCCATACCAGCTAACTGAACATTTACTAACTTTGCTTGACCAACCATTTTAGCTGAATTACCAAGACTAACACCGGTATCATTTGCAAAACTTCTCATTTCTCTTGAGAATTTACCGAGTTGATTAGCTATAAATGCAAAGGCTAGTTGGCCATTACTAAATATACCAATATATTTCGCTGCCCCATCTTTTAGGCCTTGTATCAACTCTTGTTGGGCCTCAAATTCACTAGTCTGTTGAGCCAATACATCTCTGGTTTCTATTCCAAGCGCGTTGGTTTCAGACATATGCTCATTCATTTCTGCTGCTTTATCAACTTGAGCAGTAAATAAACCTTGCATATCATTTAATTGTTGAGCTTGTTCAGCTTGTTTTGCTACAATATCTGTTTGTGCAGCTCCTGCTGCTTGCATTGCATCTAATTCGGCCGCATGATTCTGAACCATATCTGTAATGATTTGGTCTTGAGATTCCATTAGAGTACCTATATCTATATTTTCGGATTTTACGTCTTCTAGCATCTGTACATCTAGTGCCAGTGTTTGAGACATTGCTGTTCCTAGGGCTAGATTACCCTTTTGAAATTGAGCCTCTGCGGCTGCTGCTTTAGATTTGTCTATTGCAAAATTCTTTAGGGCAGCAGCACCCATTATATCTTTTTCTTGAGCCTTAGCATGGTCACTCATTAACTTGCTAAGATTTTTTTGCTCTTTATTTATATCTCTAGTAAAGTCAACTATTTCTTCATAGTTGTCCTTCATGGTTTCAAGCCTTTTCTCAGCTTTTTCTAGATGTTTTTTGTATTCTTTGGCTTCTTTACTACGTTTATCAGCAAAGCTGGCATATTTATCGGCCATAGTAGCTACCTGTTTTGACGCTCTATCCAGGTATTTATTTTGGTTCTGCAATTCCTTATTAAGGGCTTGCTGGTCTTTTGCTGTAAACTTTTTAGCCATTGATTATTCTACTAACTATATTTTTTAGAAAGTTTGTCCCACATATCGTTATACTTATCTGTTTTTGGGGTTGGTCTATTCATAAGTTTTTGTATTTCAGGCGTTGACATGAGTTTTTTTATAGCTCTTTTCTTAGCCGCAGAGCCTAGATTGTCCAGTAGGCCGTGTAGAAATTTAACTAAAATATTGTCTTCTTTTAAGACTGCTTTAATTTCTTCTTTTACTATTTTTCTAACGATCTTTTCTTTTGACATAAGTTATCTCCTAATGTTCATATTATTACGTATATAAATATCAGAAGATAAAGGTTTTTTATCGCCTTCTAGGAGGTCTTGCAGTATTTTTTGACTTAGCCTTATCCATTTCTTCTTTTTCAGCTTTTTTAGCGTCTACAAGCTTTTGATAGCAGAATCTTCTAAGATGAACAGGCATAGAATACACCACATCCCATGGGAATCCCCCTTGAGAATGATAAGCTATATCAAATAGCTGTTGGTGCAGAACGGGCCTATAGTTAGGCCCTAGGCCAAAAAAACTGTACGGTCATCGGTAATTGAACGTCGTGTTCATCACCATTTTCGTCAAAATATGTGTGAGTGAGGTCTATATCAGGTGATATTTCATTCATGTATTCTCTAAAAGCTAAAGAATCTCTAGAAAGAAACTCGTCATCAACAAATTTACTAATAGTAGTTCTATCTAATTCTCCATCTACTGAAAGAATCATAAACTTTAGACGAGTACTTAATTCTGGACTAACACCATTTATTCGTCTTCGCATTTTTTTATTGGCTTTTATTTCTGACTGTATTTTCTTTTCGTCACCATGAGTAAGGAGCTTGAATTCTATAGTTCTTTTTGAAGCAGGAAGTTGCATAGAAAATTTATTTTCACCCTCTTGAAATAGCTCTGAATCTATTTCTTTTGCTTGAAACTCTGTTAAATCAATAGTTTCCTTTTGCTTTTCACCAGAAGTTGGACTGGTTAATTCTACTTCATAGTCTTTACCGTATGCTAATACTCTAGCAGCAATCATAATTGCATTTTTATCACCAACTAATAAATCGTCGTA